TAAGTAAAAAGGGTGACTTCGGTTGCCCTTTTTTATTGGATACCGAAATGATCAGCGAGTTGATTTAATGCAGCTCGTAATAGCTTCATACTCATTCTTCGACCACCATAATCAACTTGATCTAATGATGCTGCAGTCATGCCATCGATAACAATCCATTGCACAACTTTAAACATATTACTGTCTAATGATCTCATTGCTTTCATATAGTCTGAAAATCCTACACTTGAATCATCATTACTAGCACCACCACCATCTACTCTTACATCATATTTCATAGCAGTTGCTTTCATGCCCTTATTATAAATTCTGAAAAGATATTGAGCAGTGTTGTATTGGCGATCAGTGATAATGTTTCTTTGATGATAACGATCAATTAAACTTTGAGTTAATATTCTACGTCTTAAAGGTGAACCCGCAGTCAATCCTGTAGGCTCATCTTTATAGACTTCATCAGCTACTCTTTCATCAGTACCAAGATCGGATTTTAATCGATTAATCATGAGTCAGATGGTTTCCCATTTAATACGTCACTAAAATCAATTTCTTTTAATGTTTTACGTGGTCTATCTTTTGTGTCCTCATGAGATTGCATAGCTCCTGCAAGTGCAGTGTAATTTATAATATCGATAATACTATCCTCACTGTATGGATTTAAATCCAATCGAGCTAGCTTTAATTCGATCATAATTCTTGCAGCTTGATATGGTGTAATTTTATCACCAATCGTATAACCAAATCTTGTTGCCATACGTTCAAACAAATCAAAACAATCACCATATTCTCGACCACGTTGATCAAGTATTGTTTCAGCTTGAACCAAAAATGCTTTAGGTGATTTTCTCATGTCATATTTAAAAGGGTACTTCGTCATTATAATAATCCTCATTTTCAGGGTTGCTAATAGACTCGACTTTAGTTTGCTTAATACCTTTTTTATCGAGCCGGTTCTTAATATCGCTGACAGACCTATAATTATCGATAAGTTTCATAACTTCTTCGAGTGTCCATACTGCGTATATATCTTCACGTATTTCTTTGATTAAATCTCTAGCCTCGTCATCGAGAACGACAGCAAAGACCTTGCCATCGTCACGTTCACTCGCCAACACGTTTGGACTTGTAAATAGTTTATTCTGTTTGACGTATGCCTCCATTGCATCGAGTCCACGTTTGCAAATCTCAGCACGTTGTTTTAATTCACCCCATTTCGTGCGATCGTCTGCAGGACATCTACGTATAGCAATGTTGAATTTTGTTAATGCACTATCGAAACGTTCCGCCATTTCTTCAGGCACTAATGATACCAATCCACATACCCCATAAATCAAATCAAGTTTTTCTTGTTTTTCTAAGTAGTCACGAATGATGCTCCAAAATCCACTAAAGCGATATGCTCTCACTCCAACTGTTCCGCCCTGACGTGTGTCGAAAAATTCGTAAACATCTTTTCGATATTCCACATGGGTATACAACTTTGTCCGGGTCATTTGAACCTCAACCTATTGACGTTCCCACGTGAGGTGGTGGTGTAGTGTTTCGCCTTTAAAGATAAAGGCGTGCACACCACCACACCCCCAAACACGTGAAAACGAGAGTCAATAAGGGTTTGAGCACAAAATGACTGCAAGTCAGGTGGTGTAGTAAGGTGGTGGTGTAGTGATTTCCTTAGCAATTTACTACACCACCACCACTAAATTTGGTGTCCCCAAGTATAATTCTTTGCTGAATATCACGTGATTTGTACTTACTATCGTAATCCCTCATCGCTACACTTTCAGTGCGTAATACATCTTCTTTCAACCATGTATTCACAATGCGGCTCATGCGTTTCTTTTCGAACTTATCTTCGAAGTCGAACCCAAAATAGTCACAAATAAACTCATGTATTGATACTTTATAGTCGGTGCGTTGTGACTTTATATTCGCCATCAAGAGCATGGACGTGCTGTCGATCTCTTGGTGCAGCTGTCTAATGCGTTCGATCGAGATACCATCAAACAATGATGGCGGTTCATATTTACGCACCACGACCATGTCTGCTCCATTAGGTATGATCGTGCTGTCCTTATAAAACCATGTCACTTGATCGGTTGGTAAGGTCAGGTTGTTTTTACCTGAGTCTAATCTGAAATACCTGTATGAATCTTCGATGCCGAGTCCCTCAGCTACGTCCTCAGGCATTTTATTAATAATACGTGATGTACGTACTGCACCGAGTAGTGAGCTGCCGCCTCTTGCGTCCTCATCTGTGATGGTTTTTTGGTTCATAGAGATCTTACGTGTGTGGTGTATAATCAATATGGCAGTGTTGGTACGATCTGCGAGCCTCGACAATTGATTGACCATCTTGGCAAAATTCTCATTAGTTTCTGTTGCCCGGTGCATATTGGCAAATGGGTCAAGTATTAATACATCGAGTTTTAGTGCTGTAATGATTTCTTCGAGGGCATCGTATGCATCTTGGTTAATATTACCTGCATCGTTTTCCATCAACACGATCTCAGTGTCCCTACCCGAACCCATAAAGAACTGATCGATAAGCTCGTCTTGATCGATGTTGTATTCCTGACAGATTGCAGTTACACGAGATTGTATTAAATATAATGGATCTTCGGCATTGAAATATGCCACTTTGCATTTAACTGTATGCTGCCCAAGTAATGATTGCCCGGTTGCCATACTGATTGCCTCAGTGATGGCGAGTGCAGATTTACCGATGCCGGGAGGTGCAATTAGTGAGCTGCAGTATTTTCGAACATATATATAACTATATAGAAATTCATCACGAGGTAAGGTTAAGGGGTCGACATGATACCAACTCGATATTAATGATCGTGACGTTGGTATCGTGCTCTGCGTAAAGTTGTTGTTGTTAATATTATTGCCGAACCCCTTAGCTCGTGCACCCTCGATCGCCTTGTCGATTTCTCGTACAGTTTGTTCGAAAGTGTAACCCGATTGCGTGATGCCTGTCAGTGCCTGATGTATCTCATCATCATTACGTCCACGACTCACGAGTGATGCCACAACTTTGATCATATTGTCGTGCCAATCAATATTCTGTCTGATGCGAGCTATTGCAAGCTCGATGTCTACCCGTTCTGTTTGTGAGAACCCCATGAAGTTTATTTCGAATTTTTCAGGGGTACTATGGGTCGGAAAATTCTTTTTAAGAGCCTCTATGGTCTTTATATCGCCTTTGTTTTTCAGTAATTCGGTCAATTCAGTGACCCTACCCCTCGCTTTCTTCTTTTCATCGGGATATGAGATAGTGCCTGCGAGCCTCATTATGCGTGATGGATTGTGTATCTTTTCATCGCTTTTGAACTTATTACTGATTGCTTTTTGCATTTCCCGCCATGCTGCCATGTCGGTCATTGGTTCTTCGAGCTCATAATATATATGACCACGTGGTGGTAGTTTGCCGGTGTGCACTGCGAATGTTTCGTTGAACCCATCTTTTATATCTTGTCGTACGTTCGCCATCGAAGTTGGGTCGTCACAATCAGCACATACGTAAAAGCTGCCGATCACGTCAGCATCGCTTGCATTTGTTGTAACCGCCATACTGATTGGATTGATGGTCGTGTAGACGTTATATCCTTGTTTGTTGATACGCACTGCGTACTCGATCGCCTGATCAATTTTATCAGGTGTAAATATTTTGCCTGTAGGTTTGCCACTTGGACTGATGCAACGTACTTCGATCTGAGCTTGCTGCGGTAGCTCGTCCCATCTACGTGTTAGATAGGTCAGATGATCTCTAATATGTTTGGTATTAATTTCCATGCTGCATTAGGGAGGTAAGCGGTGTGGTTAGTTGAATAAAATTTTGGGAGGAATACCACACCGCCTAATAGGTTAAAACTCAGATACTGCCTCTAGGTCAGCATCGGTGACTTTTGGTGCGTCTGCTACTTCGAGCACGAATGGTCTATCGACCCATTCAGTCACTTGTAGGTTCGGCACATTTGTGCTGCCGATTTTGAACTTCATTTCTGTCGTTCCTGTCATCGTTACTACGGGTAATTTCCCTGCAGCAGATTCTTCGCACATTAGTTGTGGTGAAAGATTCTTTAATGACTCGATAACCGCTACACCGCTTTGACGATAGATCACGTGTTTATCGCCAATGGCACAAGATACTGAAAGACCTTGTTTGTAGTCATCACCCGGTTTTGGTTTCCATTGTTTCAGTGTGTCGTTATATACCCATTCACTGCCGCCATCGCCAAAACGTTGCCAACCTGTTCTCATGTTATGGATATCCATGATCACACCTTTGCCGCCTTTTTTAATCGCATTAACGACCTGCTTAGTGCCATCACCTGTCTTGATAAAAAAGTTTTTAGCAGGGATATCACCATCTTGTGTACCCCTTGCTGACCAACTCATATATCCATCGACTGCTGAGTCTGTAGTTTCTGATGTAAAAGTAATTTCAAAGTTTGACATGATTTTCTCTCTTTCTTTTATTGTTAAACTTATTTCCTAATTTCTATTTCCGATTGTTTTACCTCTTGCAGTTTCCTGCCATATATCTGACTTTGTGGGTCAAATAAATAGTCGAACGCATAGATCAGATCGGCTAAATCCTTGCGGGTCACCCATAACTTAGGTGACACTTGGAATATCCAATCGATCATATCGTCAGCACTTGTTACACGTTCGAGATCGATCTCGTACCATGCCTTAGTGTGCGTCAGTGTTTTGTTATCTGCGTTGTAAAGCCAATTACCAAAATTCTGTTTTACCGGTTGCACTAACCTAAGAATTTCCATCTGTTCCCTCCTGTCTATAAAATCCCTTGAGCTCGTTTTCACCTTTCCAATAAAAGTTTAAGTAGTT